TTGTTATTGACCTAGCTTGATTTTGATACATTCCTTCAGCAGGTGAAAACGGATCAAGTAAAGCTTTACCCTCAGATCTTTTTGCTAACTCTTCAAGTAATTCAGGATTCTCATCAAACCATTTTCTCCACAAATCATCATACATCCTTGAAACTTCTTCAGATGTGTATTTTTGTAACTTTGGCTCTCCTTTTTTGCCAACTTTTGATCTTGCACCCTTAGGTTGAGGTTGTGCTTTCTGTTGAGAGGCGAATAAATCATCCAACTTACTTTGTAAATATTGAAATGTTTTAGGTGCTTTTCCTTCTAAGGCTGCCCTTCCTGTTCCTAAATTCCATCTTTGTGTTTGGTTATTCCATGGAATTTTTATTGTAGCATTAGTTTCATCTGCTTTTATTAAAATTCTTTTTATATCTTCGTCAATCCAAGCTTTATTTCGTTCTAAAGTATTATCTGATAAGAAATCTTCAGGTCGATTTCTTGGGTTTATTTTAGTACGGATTCCAAATGCATTTGGTTCAGGCCTAATTACTGCTTGTCCTGAATTAGGGCCTGTCCCTGTTCTTGCATTATTATCTCCAAAAACAAGTATATCATTAGGATTCTCCCTGGCCATTCCCCTATCGTAAAGACCTGAAAATTTCACAATATTTTGCTGACCATATTCTTTTATATCTAACTGATATATATCTTCTAATAATCTTCCATCTTTAAACTGTGCGGTCATAGCACTAAATTGTCTTGCAAAATCATCAGGAACTACTTCTTCAGTTCCATCCCAACTTTTTATTACTTTTGTAGCATTAGAGTGTACGGGAAAATGTATTTCTGGATCAGGATCTACCCCTCTCCCTTGTGCAGGAGGCCTTCCTTCAGAAAGTGTTTTAGGTTTAAAATTTCTTAATCTTGCTAAATTTTTATCCAAATCTTCCCATTGAATAAAATTAGTTTCCCCATCAACAACTCCTATCAGATTAGCTACTCTCATCTTATTAGCTGCATCTACAGTCCCTCCGCGAGGTATCCCGTTTTCATAAACTCTTGCAGGCATTATAAGACCATGAGTTGGAATATATTCAGGATTAATTTCCCCTCCATAATCCAATCTTCCTTCAATCATTCTTGTATTCCTATCTAAAGGACTTTCAATTCCTCTTTGATATGGAACAGCTATAGTTTCTATCCCTCTTTTTGCAGCTATTTCAGCCATTGCTCTATCTGCACCCGGAGCATCACCATGAATTAAATATTTAGGTTTCCCATAAGCCTTAATAAAAGCATCAAGCATATCTTCTAATGCCTTTACTTGACTTTGATAAAATGCTTGTACATCAAAGTGTATTGGCCTTAAAGGGATATTTCCATCTTTTGGTTTTCTTGCACGGGTGAATGGATCTTTTACAGGATTCCGTGTTGCTGCTTGCCAATTACTTTCATCTTGATTAGCAAATAGCCTAGCTCCCGTTACAACTAAAATAGGTTCAGTTTCAAGTTTTGTAGGATCGTTCTTTTTAGCCGCATCAACAATATCAGGATGCACATTGATATAAATCTTGTCAGGGTTATCTCTAGCTTGTTTGAGGGATGCTCTTTCCCAATTTAGTTTTTCAAGATCAGACCCCCAATTTCCTTTTGCATAAGTAAAATTAAACCTTGCATTATCATAGTTTATACCAGCTCCTAATTTTTCTAATATTTGCTGTGCCAAGTTATTTACTCTATGTTCATAGCTTGATCCACCATATTTATAATTTTTTGTTTCAAAATCAAATATTGTCACTTTATTTCCTGTCACAGGATCTTTAATAAAACTAGTATTCATTTCTTTACCAAGTGCATTCATTCCCCTTTTTAATTGAGTATGAGCTATTTCATGAGCAGTAATATGATTTATATAGTCTTCAAAATTATTAAAAAGTTCTCTTCTATATACATCATCATGACTTCCAAGAACTAT